GCTCAAGTAGCTGCTATTAGTAAACAAAATTTTCCTTCTAGTTTTGCTGAAGGTGGATATACTGGTAATGGTTTTGGTAGTCCAGATAGCTCAGGATTTAAGCAAGCTGGTGTAGTGCATGAGGGTGAATATGTAGTACCTAAACACGTATTAGAGTCCCAAAGAGGAGGTCAATTAGTAGGAGCTTTAGAGTCTATGAGAATGAATAAACCTACTCCATTATCTAGTATTGGTTTTGCTAATGGTGGATTTACTAGCGGTAATTTTGGTATGGATTTAACGGATATGGAGAATAGAATTTCTAAGGCTGTTATAAGTTCAATAGGTGCTATTAAGGTTCAAAATGTTGCAACAGATACCACTACAGAAAGTATAAAAGTTAATAATATTCAGTCAGAGGCTACCTTCGGATAATAGTAAATAGTTAATATAATTTAGGGCAAGATGTAAAAGTTTTGCCCTTTTTTTTTGTTTGAATTATTAACATATATTATGTTAAATAGAAGGGGCTTAGAAGCCCCTTACAAGGGGCTAAGGATAAAGATAAAGATAAAGATATATATAGATATATATTATAGACAATGTCTAAAACAAAATTTTAATCTAAAAAAAAAATTAAATTTGTCTTATGTGGTTAACTAACCTTTTCGGAAAACTAAAAAACATTAGTAGCGATTTATCTACTGAATTAACTAAATCTCTTAGATTACGTTTATGCAGTAAATGCCCTCAAAAAAGAAATAACTTTAGATACTTATTCGTGTTTAAAAAAAGAGGAGTAGCTCAGTGCAAAATTTGTAAATGTGCTTTAGCTGATAAAGTTATATGGCAAGATGAAAAATGTCCTTTAGGAAAATGGTAGACTTTAATCCAGAAGAAAATATTAAAAACTTAGACCAGGAAACTAAGCAACTTATAAAAGATGCTGTAAGTAAAACTTACGCTAAACTTATGCCTAATAGTAAAAGTTTAGATTACCTTATACAGAAATTTAAAGAATTAATAGAGCCTAATTTTCAAGTATCATGTGGAAAATGCCGTCAAAGAGTGATAAACTTCTTCCATCAGAGATCAAAGAGCTGGTAGATGTTTTAGAGAAAACGCTTTACAGTTATGTTGATAATGCTGTAGATGGTAAACATGCAGCTACAATACTCTTAGAGGCTGGATTAATAGACGAAAGAGCAGTAAGAAACATTTCCATAATCAAAGATTACTACTTAATGCGAAATAATCCGTTAAATAAAATGCGAGATATTTACTATAATTTATCAGTAAAGTATGATGTATCTGTAGTCTTAATTCAAAAAATCATCTTAGATAAAAAATAAATGTTATATTTGATTAACAGCTTTTCTTAGCAATTTGTAACAACGGTTTAGAGGACTATTACAGTCCTCTTTTTTTTTATATAATTTTTTTATATATCTATTAAATAATTAATAACTAATGTTGTAATGATGAATTGGTATTCTATAAATAATTCTATTGAGAATAAGCTATCAATAGCTATAGACGAAGAGATAGGTTCTTTTGGTATAGACGCTAAGAGTTTTATCGATGAGGTTAAAAGCTCAGGATATAAAGAGATTGAATTAACTGTAAATAGTGGAGGTGGCTCTGTATTTGATGCACTTGCTATTTATGACTTTCTTAAAAACTCTACTTTTAGTGTTAATGTAAAAATAGAAGGTTTAGCAGCTAGTGCAGCGACTATAATAGCTTTATCTGGTGATAAGTTACCTGTAATGACTGAGAACAGTTTTTTTATGATTCATAACGCATGGATGCCAGTAGTATCTATGTCAGGTATGAACAGCGATGAGATCAGAGAATATACAGAGGAGCTAGAGAAACAAGCTGAGTTAATGGATAAGATTAATTTAAAACTTGCTAAAATCTATTCTAATGCTACAGGATTAGAACTATCGAAAGTTCAGTCTATGATGGATGATGAGACCTGGTTAACTGCTGAGGAGGCTAAAGAGTATAATTTTATTAGTGAAATAGAAGGAGCTTTAGCTATTGCTGCTTACGCATCACCTAAAGAGTTAGCTAAGAAAGGGTATGAAAAAGTACCCTCTAATTATGTAAATCAATTAAATAACGTGAATATGTCTGAAAACAAAGAAGGTCTATTAGACCAGTTAAAGGCTTATGTTGCTGATTTGTTAGCTCCTAAAGCTGAAGCAGTAGAAGAAGTAGAAGAAACTGTTGAGGAGACTCAAGAGGTAGAAGCTACTGTAGAGGCTACTGAAGAAGTTAGTGAGGAGGTTACTGAAGATGTAACAGAACAGCCTAATGATTCAGTAGATATGGAAGCTATCAAAGCAGAATTGATGGCAGAAATTAAAGCTGAAGTATCTGCAAAAGAAGAGGCTCATGCTTCTGAATTAGCAGAATTAAGAAAAGAATTGGATAAAGCTAAAGCATCCAGAAAGCCACTAGAGGCTAAAGAGGATGTATCTAACCCTGAAGCTAAAGTTGAAGAGGTTGATGAGTTAGGTGCTGCTATCCTTAATATTTTAAAATCTTCATATAAAGCTTAATTAAATTTTTTATAAAAATGGCAAATTTTATTACACAATCAATTTCTTCTACTTACGCTGGACAGGAATTTACAGAAATCCTATTTGCACCTCAAGAGGGTAGCTCGGATTTATCAGGGATTAGAGTTATCCCTAACATTAAAGTTAAGGCTAATATGTACCTTAACTCATCTCTTACGAAAATCGTAAGAAAGTATTCTACTTGTGGTTTCGCTGCTACTGGAGGAGTTACTAACGTATCTGATAGAACTTTAGAAGTTGCAAAACTTAAAGTAAACTTAGAGGAGTGTGGTGATGCTTTTTACGGTACTATCTTCGAAGAGTTTTACGGTTCTGGTACTGACATTGATGATCTTACTGATACTGTAGTAGGTGAAGTTGCTAGAAAAAGAGTTGCTGAGGCTATCGCTGATGACAATGGTCGTATGGCATGGTTCGCTGCTTCTACTGCTGCATCTTCTGACTATAACCAGTTTGACGGTTTTGTACAGTTATTTGTAGATGATTCAGCTTCTTTAGGACAGTATGTTGAAATGACTACTATCGCTGGTGTTGAAGATACTAATGGAGATTTAGTAGCTGATGGAGCTTACGAGCTTTTAAAATCTGCTTACGAAAATCAAACTAAAGTATTGAGACAAATGCCTAACGCTTCTAAGTCTTTTAGAGTTACTGCTACTATCGTAGATAACTTAATGACTACTTACGAGCAATTAGGTACTGGTAATGCTTTAGGACTTCAATTATTACAAGATGGACAGTCTCTTACTTTTAGAGGTATTCCTGTTGTAGAGGTTACTGGATGGGATACTCAGTTAGCTGACGCTGCTAACCCTAACTCTCAGACTTTAGGAATTGACATAGGTAAGAATATGATGGTATACACTGTAGATGATAACTTAGTTATCGGTACTGATGTTGCTGATGCTGGTTCTCAGTTGAAATTTAGAAGTAATGACGATGACGATGAGTTATTGAAAATTATCGCTAAGTACAAAATGGGTGCTCAGTTTGTATTCGGAGAATTAATTTCTTTCTACTACTAAGATATAAAGCCCCTCTTTAATGGGGGGCATTTTTTTAACTCATTAAATTAATTAAAATGGCAGAAATTTCAACTGATATTTTACTAGCATGTAACGATGAAAATAGACGCGGAGGTATTAAGCGCGTATTCGTTATTAATAAAGATGATATTACTAGTTTCACTGCCTCTACTGATAACCATTCATATACAGCTGTAACGCTTAGCACTACAGATGATGTATGGTATGAAATCGAAGGAGAGCTAGAAACTAAGTCATACTCTTCAGAAGGTTCAAGAGAAAACGGTTCTATTTCTTATGAAACTTCTTTAGAATTATTTGCTCCAAAAATGGAGAAAGTTAAAGCAAAAGGTATTAACTCGTATGTTGAGTCATGTGGTTTAGTTGTAATCTTTGAAACTTACAACAAAGAAACTAATGATAATAAAGCTTTTGTATTAGGATATGATGAAATCATGGGTACTGATGCTCATGTAGATGCTATCGCTAATGAAGTTTTAGAGGCTGAGGTGCAAGGTCAAAACGGTTATACTGTTACTTTTGCTGGAAAACAAGCACAGCCAGTACGTGAATTTGTTGGTTCTATTGATACTAGCGGTTCTGGTACTGTATCTTTCGGTGCATAATTTAGTTTATGATTGGATAGTTGCATAGTCAACATTGGGGAGCTTAGCTCCCCTTTTTTATTTATATTAGATTTAAACTACATTAAATATTTTTTTTATATTTGATTTTATGAAAAAATTTATTATAGAGCCTTCTTTTATAGGTAAAAAAATAACTGGTTCAGTAGGTGTAGTTATTCTTACTGAGAAAACTAGCCAAAAAGACTTAAAAAAGTTGTATAGTGCTGGATTTACAAATGTTGTTAAAATAGAAGAGGTTAAAGATGAGCCAAAAGAAGATAAATAGTATAAAAGCTACTAGTGTTAAATCAGACCCTATAACTACTCCTATAATAAAAAAGGAGAAAGAGCCTAACCAAAATATAGAGCAAAAATGGGTGCCGTTTTTCCAGGACTCTGATAATATATATGTAAATGATTTAGCTAAACGAGCTAGAAGATCATCTACTCATAGTAGTATAATAAATCAAAAAATTACTTTTATTAAGGGTAAGAAGTTTACTTTTATGGTAGACGGTGAGCCTGTAGAATATAGTGATTTACCTAATGATTTTAAAGAGTGGTATAATGAAGTTAACCCTGAAGGTCAGTCTCTATATTATGTTTTTTGTGAGTGGATACAGTCTTATGTTATTACTGGTAATTACTACCCTCATGTTAAAAAAAGCGGTGATTATACTGCTTTATATTCAGAGGATGCTACAACAGTAAGAAAGTCTAAAGACCAAAAGACGGCTTACTTATCTAACTTTTGGAGAGATATTATGCTTAGTACAGCTCCTTCAGCTGAGTTTCCTGTTACTGAAATACCTTTTTATGGTGATAGAATGAGAAACGAGTATTTAATTCATGGTATGAGAAAATACCCTGAGTTTAATTACTACGGTTTACCTGATTATGTAGGTGCTTTAGATTGGATTGATATTGAGTACA